ATTGCATAACCACAGATCCAACATATTTTTTCACCTTCAACAAGTTTCCTACATACTTCTGCTGCCTTTGTAATCTCCCAAATTTTTCTAACTGTAAGACCTGCAGCCAGCCATTTTCTAATCGCCACATCTCCAAAAAGACGTTTTGCTAGAACAGTTTGTTTTATCGTCAATGCCTCATTTAGATCCCTCGGGCGCCACTTGGTGCCCGACGGATTAGAGGAATTAGGCCTCGTTCTCTTAGGAGCCTCACTCATTACTTCAAATCAAGAAACAATCTACCAGAGCTTCAACCGCCTACGTCCACCCATCATGGGAACCGAAGGAGCAGTTCCCTCAGCTAAGAAGAACGCGTAGAACGGGTAGTAGAACGACGCGAAAAAGAAGTCAAGAATAGCCCAGCCAATCGAACCATACTTCAGGTAGGAAAGGCGGGCAGCTCCGAAACTCCACAGAAATGCGAGGATAATACCGATCACTGCTCCAGCGATCGCTAAAGGACCCATCTTCTTTGGGTCGGTGGAAGTCTCTGTCGCAGGCACAGTGGGAGGGACGTCTGACATTTGTGAGTAAATCAAGAAACAAAGTGACCGCTAGGAATAATGAATCTAACTCATCCAGAACTCGCGGAGATTTCCTCTCCGAGTCTTCCGGCTGCGAGTCTTTCCGCTTTATATGAACTTCGTACTCAACAGTGTGCTGCTACAGGCAGCTTCTCTCTTCAGCCACAACAGAAGTTTCTACGTCGTGTGATGTCACCCGACTCACCTGCCCGTTCTTTGCTAATGGTTCACGGCACGGGAGTAGGCAAGTGTCATGGTCGCGGAACACCTATCCTCATGTATGACGGATCAAAGAAGCTTGTAGAAGATATTGTCACGGGGGATCTTTTGATGGGAGATGATTCAACGCCCAGAACAGTTGAGTCGCTCGCTAGAGGGCGTGATCAAATGTACCGTATAACGTCAACTAAAGGAGAGTCTTATGACGTAAACAGCGAACACATTCTTTGCTTACAACATACCTCATTTCGCAACGTTGTAACTGAGATATCAGTCAGAGAATTCTTGAAGCTCAGTAACAAAACGCAGCGAAATTTAAAAGGATATAGAACAGCAGTAGACTTCCCTGGTAGATGTATTGATGTTGATCCGTACATTCTTGGCGTTTGGTTAGGTGATGGGTCTCAGCGCGATCCTGTTATAACTTCGCAAGATGCCGTGATTCTTCATTATCTTCGTGACTTTTGTCAGCGAAACAGCTCGGTTCTCACATATCAAAGTGGTTATGATTACCGAATTTCTGCAGTATCAAGGAAACATGAGAATGTATTTTTGAATTTTTTGAAACAGAACAATCTCATGAACAATAAACACGTTCCCGATCTATATAAGATCAACTCAAGAGAGATACGGCTACAGGTTATTGCAGGACTTATTGATACAGATGGATATATGATAAATAATACATACGAAATCATTCAAAAGTCAAAGCAACTAACAGACGACATTGTGTTTATCGCGCGCTCTCTTGGACTTGCAACAACAACACGAGTTGCAGAGAAATCTTGTATCTACAAAGGAGAGCGTGTTTCTGGGGAGTATTACAGAACGTTCATATCTGGTGACATTGATATGATACCTGTAAAACTTCTGCGTAAGAAGGCAGCTCCTAGAACACAAATAAAGGATGTTCTTCGCTATGGAATTACAGTGAGTCCTCTTGGAGAAGGCGACTATTATGGATTTATGATTGACCGAAACCACCGGTATGTTCTGGGAGACTTTACTGTAACACACAATACATGTACAGCAATTCAGGTTGCCGAGGAATACATTCTTCGCCCAGAGTTCCAAGACAAAAAGGTATGTGTTGTAGCCTCCCGTGCTGTTCAGGAGAACTTTAGGACACAGATTTTTGATATGTCCCGTGTGTACTTGGATACAGTTAGTCAAACACTGTCTTCCAAACAATGCACTGGACGTCGTTACCTCGATATGCTCCTTCGTATTGAATCTGAACCTAAAAACTGGGCAGACCCTGAAATCCGTTCACGACTTGAAACCACTGCCGACAAGATTATCAAGGAGTTCTATGAGTTCTCTGCCTACAATGCCTTCGGCTCTAGGTTGACAGAACATATGACTGGAACCGAGATGGATGTTGATCGGAAATGGGTTCATGATAACTTTGATAACCGTCTGCTAATTATTGATGAGGCCCACAACATTCGCGAAGGTGGTAGTGCAGAAACCGATAAGGCTATCGCACAGGGTCTGGAGAAACTTGTCAACATTGCAGATGGTCTTGTTCTTGTCTTCCTCACTGCAACACCTATGTTTGACTCCCACGAGGAAATCATGTTCTACATGAATCTCTTTAACTGGAACAGCCGCACACAGCCCGCAAGGACTCGTCTGAAGGCCTCTGACTTTTTCACACCATCAGCCGATCTGAAAGTAGAGAAGGAAGAGGAGTTCAGGAAATGGTGTCAAACCTATGTGTCCTATGTTCGTGGAGAGAGCCCGTTCACATTTCCCTTTCGCCTTCCACCCCCTGAAATCGCTCCGTCTGACGCAGAGGTTAGCTTTCTTGGTAAGGGAATTGGCGAGAACGAGCGCCTGAAGTATCTGTCGCTTGTTATGTCACACGCGAAGGGCATTCAGAAGGAAGCACTAACAGCCGAAACAGGCAAAGAAGATGAAGAGAAGCGCAGTGCATATATGCTCCCTACTGTTTCAGTCCTTCCAAACAAACAGACATTCAAACAGACATTTGTTCTGAACGGAAAGCAGTATGCCTATGCCAAGGATCCATGTCTGACACCCGAGACACTGCCCAATCATTCTGCTAAGTTTGTTAGCGTGATTCACTCGATTGAAAACTCGGAGGGAGTTGTTCTCGTCTATTCCAATTTCAAGACGCAGGGTGCTCTTCTATTTGCAATGGCGCTGGAGGAGCATGGATTCACTCCGTATTCTGGAGACAGTCTGATGGCAAAGGTATCCTATTCAGGAGCCGCGAAAGGGAGATATATCATGCTTACATCTGATGCATCTGATGCCGAAATCAGCGATATGTTGGCTGCAGTCAAGAATCGTGACAACCGTACTGGTGAGAAGATCCGTGTTATAGTTACAAGTCCGCTTGTTTCCGAAGGTGTTGATTTCCGCTATGTTCGTCAAGTTCATATTCTGGACCCATGGTGGAACATGAGCCGGATTGAACAGGTTATTGGTCGTGCATTGCGTACATGCAGTCACCAGCTACTTGTTCCCGAAGAGCAGAACTGTACAGTTTATCTCCATGTCATCCGTGCAGATGATGATCGTGAATCATTTGATGAATATACCTATCGCACAAAGGTTGAACCGAAAGGAATGAGAATCGCAAAAGTCCGCAAAGTCATTGCAGAATCAGCTATGGATTGTCCTATACAGCAGTCACTCCCTTCAGACTGGAAAAACCTGGTTGTACCACAAGTTCGATCAGAGGGTCATGAGCATGTGTCGTATACCCTCAAGAGCATGATGGCACCTACATTTGAGGAGTCACCCGATGTTGAACAATGCAAGGTTGACCCCAGTGTTCCCGACCCCGACCATGTCCGACCCCTATCCAGCTATCTTGATGTTCGTGATGAACTTCTGACCAAGATTGAAAAGCTCTTTGTTGACAAGGCTATTTGGGACCGGGATCAGATGATTGGGAGCTTGAAGGGATATCAGCGCGATGTGGTTATCTATACTCTGCAACAAGCCATTGCTACTGGATTTCAGTTTGTTGATTCCTTTGGACGCCCTAGTTTGCTAGAATCTAAGGGAGACCTCTACGCATTAGCTCCAATTGGAGTATCAAATAGTACAGTCGTTGAAAGGACGACTAAACCAAAGCCACACGTTCCTATTTCATTGCCCGAGCCGGCAGCCGAGGCACCCCGTGTTGAACTGAAGTCAGATATCCTAGATCTGAAAAGAGAATCTTATAAGTTTCCTGGAAATATTCGCAATCGCTTCTCTGAAGATGTTCTAAACGGATTTGTTTTTGATCACGACTTCACTTTGGCAGAGAAGAAGGCGTTCCTGCTTACGAATCCCAAGTTACCCTTTATTCAGCGGCTTCTGATCCCCGATACAGATGTGATTGTTCTTGGACCCGACTCATTTTTGCCAGAAGATGTACCGATGGTTGGAGAGACACTTGATAAGTTTACTGCATGGAAGAAGAGTCTTATGGAAGGATTCATAGAAAACAAGACTAGTATCTTTGGTTCTGTAGCTAAGAATGGTAAGTTTACTCTGAGCACTGTTGAGCTCATTGACGATGTCCCCAAACGAATCAGTAAGAACAAGCGTTTTGAACCCACAGTCTGTGGAACAGGAGATAATCAGGGACCGCAGATTGAAGCACTCGCACGGTATATTGACACCAACGGAATCGGTGTGCCAAAAGAGATTTCTGTTCACCGCTGTTTATACACTGAATTGTTAGCCCGAGAGCAACACAATATGGTTTGGTACACACCTGAAGAAATGAGCGTTCTCACTTCGAAAGAAATGAGCAAGCAGATTATTCAGGCCCTCAAGTCAAAATAAAACGAAAACATTCCTGTCAATGAAGTAACTCTTCATGGAGCTCTTTGAACGTCGTGAACTTACTAGGAATGTTCACATTGATGCCAAATTTCTAAAACGCAATATTCATTCTAGTCTAGTAGCCCAACTCAAGATGAAGTATGAAGGATACTGCCTTCCCGAGGGGTTTATTAATCCTGGAAGTATCACCATCGTTGAACATTCACTTGGACGAATTAATCTGATTAAGGGAGGTCTTGATTATGTTGTCAAATTTCAGTCAGATATCTGCTTTCCCCATCCTGGACAAGTCTTCAAGGCACCCGTCACTCTTCGCAGTAAGATCGGTCTTCATGCAGAGAGGTCGCCGATCAAGGTTCTTCTACCTCGCGACCTTCATATTGGAAATTCCGACTTTGACTCAGTGAAGGACGGTCAGGAGATCGAGTTCATAGTGAAGGGTGCAAAGTTTCAGCAGGGTGATGAAAGTATTGTCATTCTTGGAGAGCTGATGAAGACAATCAAGACGCATCTTGAAGACACTCCTGCAGAAGTTGTTCTTCCCGACGGAATCTTTGCTGCTCCAGTTGGTGAAGATAAGGGAGATAAGAAGGTTGTGACAGTTGATCTTTCCACGACCAAGGCTGCGGAAGGACCACGTAGAAAAAAGCTGATCAAGCCTTCAAATGAATCGGCAACGAAAGGAGAAACTGAAGGAAAAGCTTGAACATCTTGATGCCAACGAACATGCGCAGATCTTTGAAGTTATTAAGCGTCATACAGAGAGCTATACAAAGACACAAACAGGAGTGCTTGTCTCTTCAGATGTTCTGTCAGACGAGTGTATTATCGAAATTGAAAAAATGGTAGTTTTTTACTTGGACCAGCACAAGCTGATGGAAACCGATGCACAGGATCGTAAGAATTATGAACGTTCTACGCGAAGAGAATGAAACCCTTGTTTGTTTCAATAGCACCAACTAGCCATCTGAAGCCGTCTCGCTCCCAAGGAACCACTGGAAACCCTTTTTGCTCTAACCACTGAATATTGCTCTGATTGAGGTTGCCCTCATCATCAATCAGAAGCTTCTCTGCAAGGTACGTGATCACCTCGTTTGAAATAATGGTGCTGGTGGGCGTAGAATCAGACCCGAGTTCGTAGAGATTGGAAAGTAGAAGATCCATTGTACATTAGTTGGGGTTGTATAGTCCACTTCCGTTTTATGAAGAAAATGGACGCTTTTCATTCATGCTATAAAGTAAGGCAAATGGAGTCCCTTCTTCCCGCGGCTACACGAACATCTCTTGAGGAGTATGCTTCGTTCGTCAGGCGGGATAAACACGCAGAACTTGAATGCAAAGTCCTTACTGGCCAAATTCATACGAAGGACGTTGCTGATCGTATCGTCAAAACAATTCAAGAGCTTTCTACCGGCGCTGTACTTGATCAGCATTACGCCACATTCTCATATTCAGATGGAACTAGGGTCAATGTTCCAACACCCGAGTCTATTCACAAGGTCTGTACGACAAACAGCTTTCGCGGCGTGCCTCTCTCCGTTGAGCGCAAGAGGAAGTACTTTGACGTCGTCACTGCCACGCACTCGAGCGACATGATTGACGTTCCCGACCTGTCTGTCAAGTTCACTCTTCGCCACGAGGAGCACCTTCGCAAGGACTTCACAGGTCAACCCATGGACGCCACCTCCTACTGCCGAATCCTTCACCGCAAGTCTTGGAAGAGCCTAGATGGTATTGTCCGAATTGACATGTCCACAGTCAAGACCAAGCTCAGGTCACACAAGACATTTGCTGATGTTCTCAAACAGACGCCGAGCTATGAACTTGAAGTTGAGATCATCAACCGAGAGGTCACCGAGAAGCAGATGATCGCATCTCTTATCCGTACAGTGGAGGCACTTGCCACATCCTTCCAGGGATCACCATTCCTCCTCCCCAGTTCCGATATCCAGCGATACCGCATGGAATTTGAGATGTCCAAGATCCCATTCATCAATCCCGTCACAATGGAACGTCGTCACATCCGAGCTGATCGCCCAAATAACATCCTGACGGGATATACGGTAACAAACAAAGCCGATGGTGAGCGCTCGTTCTTGGTTGTTGTTCGTGACAGGCGCCTGCTTCGGATTACACCTAGTTCAAAGATCACATGGACAGGACTTGTTGCAACCAAGGATGTTCATATCGGTGATGTGATTGACGGTGAGTACATCGCAGACAAAAACCTCTTCTGTGTATTTGATGTCTACACTTTCCGTGGAAAAGACACACGACGCCTTCCACTCTTCACCACAGATGAGGACATCATTCGCGATCCTACAAAGTCTCGTCTTGGATGCGCACGTGAATTTGTGGCTGATCTCGGAAAGGACTTCTCAACGTACCCTGGGAAGCAGACACTTCGCATCGTAACAAAGCTGTTCTTGGCCGGCGACGGACCGGCTATGCAGGATGCCATTCGTAAGATACTTGATACAAAGTTTGAGTACGAGACAGATGGTTTGATCTTTACGCCTCGTTCCACACCTGTGGCACCAATGAATGAGCGCAGGGGCAATGCGTGGCTGTCCGTCTACAAGTGGAAACCGGCTAGTCAGAACAGTATTGACTTCCTTGTAAAGTTCAAGCCAGGAGAGAGCTTTGATCCAGTTCTTGCACGTCGTGTCGTGAAGGGCTCTCTGTTTGTAAGCCGAAGCCCGGGTTCAGATATCGTCTATCCTTGCGAGACCATCACGGGAGAGTATGTTCCTCCACAGCTCCCGGCTGACTTGCGAAATGCAGCCGAAAACCGTGACCGAATCCCATCGCACTTTCAGCCTGCTGTTCCAAGGGCACCAGATGCATATGTAATTCAGATTCCGCTCAATGACCGCGGTGTTCCCATCGATCAAACGGGAACTCGCATTGAGGACAATACGATTATTGAGTGCTCATATGACACAGAAAATGCCCGATGGATCATCATGAGGACTCGTTATGACAAGACCTATCAGTATCGTGTTCAAGGAAAGCCACAATTTGGTAATGACTCGCAGGTAGCTGATGCAATTTGGACAAATATCCATGTTCCTGTTACGGAGCAGATGATCCGCGATGTCACAGCCAGTCCTCCTGACGATACCTATGAAGACGATCTCTACTACCGAGACAATCTTGAGGCCCGTGACCGTATCCTTCGCGATGTCTACGGATTTCACAACCGAATCAAAGATATTCTCTATCGCAACTGCATCAAGCCAGGCGATACCCTGCTAGAACTCGCAGTGGGTCAGGGTGGAGATTTCCTAAAGTGGAAGCGCACTCGCCCATCGCGAGTAGTTGGGTTTGATATCTCAAACACCAACCTGATCTCTCCAAAGAAGGGAGCCTGTGTCCGCTACTTGAAAGAGAAGGCACAGAACCCAACTGACTTCATGCCGCCTGTTCTGTTTATTGTTGGAGACATGACCGAACCGCTGTTTGAGGCAAATAATTCTTATGTGAGAATGATCACTGGACTTGAGCCAGCTACAACACCTTACCTTGAAGGATTTGTCGGTGTTACAGAGTTTGATGCAATTTCTTGCCAGTTTGCTATGCATTATGCATGCGAGTCTGAGGAAAAGTTCGCAGTCTTTGCAGACAACCTGAAGAAGCACGGAAAGGGTATGTTCTTCGGAACCTGTCTGGATGGAGCTGCAGTCTATGCTATGATGCTTGGCAAACAGAAACACGTATTTCGCACAGAGAACCAGATCTTTGGCGAGTTCAACAAGCAGTATGATGACGGGGGTGGTTGGACAGAGGAGTTCGGAAAGGGAATCAATGTTCTACTTGAGAGTTTTGAGCAGCCTCAGTTGGAGTACCTTGTTCCCTTCGGTCGTGTTACAGAGATGATGCGAAAGGCAGGCTACGAACTGGTTGGTACCAAGATGTTCAACGAACACTACGATGAACAGAACGGAATTACAATCACCCAAGAGCAACAGTCTTTCTCATTCATTCACCGCAGCTTTGTGTTTCAGAGGACAGAAAAGGAGATTCAGAAGGTAGAAGTTCCTATGATTCCTGAGGAAGAGAAGAAGGAGGAACCGAAGGAGCCGAAGGAGCCCGAGGAGAAGAAACCGAAGAAGAAGGTCCTCAAGAAGTCACCTGCCGAGCCAGTCGAAGAACCTGTTCTGTTCTTCGGAGCTGACGAAGGTAAGGGTGATTGGAGAATGTTCTCAAATATGTATCCTGCAAAGATGCAGATTGACTCGATTACATTCACAAGTGTTGAGCACTACTTCCAGTGGTCAAAGGCAAAGTTATTTGGTGATGGTGCGACTGCAGAGAAGATCATGAAGACGCCATCTGCAAAGGCAGTCAAGGCTCTTGGAAAGAAGGCCAAGGACTTCAAGGAGGAAGAGTGGAATAGTAAGAAGGATGAAATCATGCGTACCGCACTGAAAGCCAAGTTGATGCAGCACCCCGATATCAAGGCAAAGCTCATGGAAACGGGCACTCGTCCAATTGGTGAGGCAAACGCTCGCGATAAGTACTGGGGAATCGGAACGGGCGTGGATACTGCAAAGGCGAAGGATTCTACAAAGTGGCCTGGAAAGAATGTACTTGGTAAGATGCTGATGGAGTTGCGTACCGAACTTAAAGAATGAATCTAGAAGACTACGCAATGAAGTATCCGATTGTCATCTTCTTCAGACATGATGAGTACGCGGATATCGATACGTATATGAATGCAAATAAGGAAAAACTTGAATGTACACTACACTTTACATCTGATAAGAAGTACCTAAATAACCTTTTTGATTGCAATTTCAACATTCTAGTTACCTACGGGAAGAAGACAGACACGGAGTATATTGCAGAAGTAAATGAGATTGTTCCAGACCGTATGAGACTACGGTGGATTCACTTTGAGACGATTGACATTCCTGCATTTAACAGTGGAGTCAATTTTTGCTATATTCATAATGTTCTCAAACCCCATGTGCAGACACGCCCTGTGTTTTCGGTAGCTACAACATGCTATAATTCCTACGACAAGATCCACCGGTGTTATAACAGTATCAAATCACAGACTCTCAAGGACTGGGAGTGGGTTGTGCTCGATGACTCTCCAGATGACCGTCATTTTGAGTTTATGCGGAAGGTTGTTGGAGGTGACAAAAGGGTTCGTCTATATAGAAGATCTGAGAACAGTGGAAACATTGGTAACGTAAAGAATGAAGTTGTTTCACTCTGTCGTGGTTCATATGTTTTAGAGATGGATCATGATGATGAGATTGTCTCTGATTGTCTCGCAGACGCTGCTAAGGTATTTGAAGATCCTGAGGTCGGATTTGTCTACATGGATTTTGCAAACATCTACGAGAATGGAAATCTCCATTCGTATGGTGATTTTTTTGGTCTTGGATACTCTGGTTACTACCGCCAAAAGTATAAGGGCAAATGGATCAATGTTGTCTCCACTCCGAACATCAATAATATCACCCTTAGTCACATTGTAAGTGTACCCAACCACCCTCGGATTTGGAGACGAAGCACTCTCAATGAGTTGGGTAACTACTCTGAGTTTCTACCTATTTGCGATGATCTTGAGCTGCTCCTACGAACAGCTGTGAAGACAAAAATGGTCCGTATTCCAAAGGTAGCATACATTCAGTACATGAATGAAAATAACAATAACTTTTCAATCATTCGCAATTCTGAGATCAATCGCTTGACACCATATTACATTGTTCCTCAGGCATATGAGGACTACAAAATTCAGGACCGAATGAAGGAATTGAATGCCCATGAAGATGAGGAGTACATGTTTACTCGGTCACAGATTTGGAAGCGTGAGAACTACACTCCAAAATTTTGCAATAAGCTTGTCAGTTTGGATTATGACAAACAGTATTGCATCATGGGTGCTCGTGCATTGTGGGATCATAAGGAGACTATTGGTAGGCTCAGTATGAACAACAGGAACGACTTTCTTGTATTAGATAATGTTGGAACAACGAACCAGTTGTGTTCTTTGCTCGATGGTCTTGGTTTTAGCCGTTTCAAGTGCTATGTGATGACAGATTGTTCTGGCGATGATCTTCTCCGATACTTTACGTTTATGTATGTCAGTACAGAGTTTGAGGTCATTTATTCTGCCGATAGTAATCCTCGTATGACATCGTTGGTGCCGAAGGAGCCGTTGCAGGAACAAACTTCTGATAGAGCTTCTGCCCAATAATCTGAGATGCCTGTTCAGGCGTGATCTCTCCCCTCTCAATCTTACGCTTTACGGCTAACATCTCAAACAGTGTTGAATCAACTCGATCTTCTGCGTGCATCTGAAAAAGGGAGGGATAGTTGAAATACAGAACCTGGTTCTCTTCCTGGAGCTTGGCTTCGTATTCATGTTTGTTTGACTTCAGGCGAGCCCACTTCTCCTTGCTCTTGTCCATTGTCCGCAACAGTGCCTGTACCTGCGTTGCTGTAAGATCTTGTTCATTGATTCCACGCTCTCCTGCTGCTACTTCCTCAGGTGTAAGTTCACGAAGGATATTGGGCATATTATATTCAACAAGTATTCACTTAAACGACCAGTGGACGCAGTTGGTTCACAAGAAGTCCACATTCATCATGGGTTGTCATACCGGTCAGAATGATCTGACCAGTACGAAAGACCTTTGCAATCCACTTGGTTTCGGGGAAGTAAATCTTGACAGCCGGATAGACTGCTGGTTCGTACACAGTCTGAACACCAGATGCCCTCAGTCTTGCGTAGAGTGCATCCCTAGAAAGATTTGAAACATCTACCAATCTTGTCTTGTAATTCATGAGAACAACCCGTCGGTCATCCAT